ATGAGCGGTTTCATTAGCAGAAGCCAAACTCATAGGTACTCCTAATGTTGCCTGTATTGGTAATCCTAAGCCAATTAAATATTCAGTAGAAGCATATACATCTAATACTCCATTTACTTGTTCATATTTATCTAATACATATTCTGATTGATGAGCATGAATTGAGACAGTTTCATATACTACTTTAGGCACATATGTACTTAAATGCATTAAACCTTTTTTAATTATATATGAAAAACTAGAATCGTCACACTCTATATTAACCTTGGGCCATCCAAATTGACTATATGATCTTCGTTTTAATTCTTCAAAATCATCATTGTCTAAATTAATATCTTTGTCGGTGCTATTAAATAATTTACCCAAAATGAAACACCTACTTATTTTTTACTTTTTTTATTTCTCTTTTTCTTAATCTCTACAACAGGGGTTTCATTGACAGCTTCAGCGTGTTCTACTTCATCAAAAGATTCTTCTGATACTGTATTAAAATCAACTGGATCTTCCAATACTACATATTCTGTTACTTCTTCTATTTCTGGTTCAATCTCTTTTACTTCTTCAACAATTTTAACTTCTTCTTTTTTGACAGTTTCGACTACTTCAACTTTTTTTATAGTCTCATCAAACGGTCTTATTTTGAATTGATTGAGAAGGTATTTAATATCATTTTCATCATAACCAACATCAACAGGGTCAAATATTTCTCCCCCTTTAATACCTTTACCATTGTGATATATATTTTTATTTACATAATATTTCATAGTTAATTGATCCTCCTAAATATTTTACAATCCATACAGATTCTTGTATATATCTGTTAATGATGTTTTCTTAGTTTTCTTATTCTCATCATCAGAATTAATTTCATTATTCATTTCATTTTGTTCATCCTCCATCATTTTAGCTAATTCATCCGCACTAGTACTATTCCATAATTTAGAAGTACTGTTAGCTTGCATGAATTTAATTAGATTATAATTTTTATTATATTTGTCATCATAACCCATAGCTACATTTTTCGCCTCGATTGCATCTCTTAATAATAGATGTTTACTTTTTGTGTAACAATATAAAGCATGTACCCAAGCCATAACACAGTCATCATGTGTACCACTAGCTTTATTATGATTATCAACTATGAATCCTAATAATTGATGATGTAATCTTTCTGACCTAATAATACTATGTTTCTTTAAAATATTGTCGCCTTTTTTGTTTTTAATTATCTGTTCAAATTTTTCTCTTGCTGTTTTAATATCCGTATTGTCACCTGATATAATATTATTCAAAGCTTCTGTATATTTATTCAGTACTATACCATACATATTAGCTAATAACATATCTCTATTATTACCAACTAATGTACCTATATCTGTTTTGTAAGTACTTCTGTCACCTTTTTTATGTGTCAAATCATTCTTGTTAATATCCCGATAAAGATTGATACCACCATAACCAACTTTGTCAACTATCTTATCTATCAATACTTTACCTACTGCGTTTCTTTCTATATTAGTTAAAGCATTATTATATAATTCAGCTATATCTATTACAATATCAGCAAATTTATCTACTATAATGGCGTTATCTTCATACTCTGCAACTTGTTCTAATGTGCTTGATTTTAATACACTAATAACACTGGCATCTTTTTTATCACCATATGCAACGTCTACTCCAATTACATAAGTTTCTCCTTTAATCGGAGGTTCCCATATCCATAAATTGTCATTATAATCTTTAGCTATTGGCTCATCTGTTCCTATAGTATCCAATATTGATGAAGGAATATAAGTATTACCCGATGATACAAAAGATAGTTCCAACTCTGATGCTATTTTTCGATAATCCCAGTTTAACTGCATGCATTGGTCTAAATACCATTCATCATCAAATTCAGGTATTAATGACCAGTGAACTTTGATTGGCACATATTTATTTGTTTTATTTAACGCACCAGAATACATATCAAAGTACCATTTCCCGGTACCTGCTATTCCGTTAGGTGTAGATATAATTATAATACCAAAAGGTTTACCAGATTTATTTTTCTTTTTAGGAAATGCTCTTGATATAGTAGGATAACAAGCTTGATATACAGCATCAATATTTTCTATGAATCCAGCTTCATCTATAACAAATAAATTTACGGATTCACCTCTAGCAGATTGACTAGTAGCTGGTAGTGCTGTAATAGTACTTCCATTTGCAAACTGTAATGTACTTTTATTATCAACTAGTAATTTCAATTTAAAATTATCATTTGGTAATAAATCGTACATATTCTTTATTTTCTCTAGAAATTTTTGAGCATTCCTTTGCCCAGCAGATATTATAAGAACATTATATTTTTGATAATTTAAAGCTGACCAAAGACAAAATGCCTGTGTTACAGTTGACATTCCGACCTGTCTTGATTTTAGTGTCAATATAAAATGTTTAGCTAGAAATAATTTGATTGTATTAGTTTGATAATCATATAAATCAAATGGCATTAAACCTTTAAGTGGATGATAAACTTTAATATTTTTTTTAATCCAACCAACTGGGTCAATTCTGTTTTCTATTGTTTTAATTATATACTCTAAATCATTATCTTTTAGATTAGTGTGTGCTTTAACATCATCATAACATTTAAACTTCTTATTAGGTTTAAACAATTTAGTTAATTCAGTTAAAACTTCTTCTTGTAATTGCACTATTCCACTTCCTGTTTTATTATTTAGTATTAACATTAACTAAAATTTTTAATTAATGATAAGTTATTATATGATTAACTTGTGAAATATATTGAAATTAATGATTTAACGTTTATAAATCAATTTTATTCAAACAAAACTAATTAATTTCAATAGATGTAACAATTAAAGAGTAAATAATAAACTTAATTATTAGAGGTGAAATAACATTACGACATCAGACAATATAATTGGTAAATCTGCTTTTACTTGGTGTTTTAAAGAGGATGATTGGTTTATCGATTTAATACTTAATAATAGTAAATTAAGATATGAAATATTCATACTTAAAAATTATTCAGCAACAAAAATAAATAAATTAGTATATGATGCTTGTTTAATTGTTAAAGAACATAGAAATAAATTAGAGAGTGAATCGGCAGCTTTTATAGCAAAGAAAAAATATTTAGAATTAAATGCCGGGAATGAAAATATTCAAATTACATTAGAGGATGAATATAGGCTTAAAGATTTAATAGAGAAATATAAAATATATTCATTTATTTCTTGGGTTCATCTAGGTAAAAACGCTGGTGTATTTAAACATTGCACTATGGAAAAACAAAAAATAATAAATCAAATTTATCCTATTATCGATACTAGTATTAGAAAAGTAATAGGTAGTAAAGTTATTGATATTAGAGATAAAAAGAATTTTGAATTATTTGAAGAAGCTGTCAATCATGCCTGGATGGCAATAACAAAATATCTGACAAGAATAGATACATCAGCTGTAATGTTTAGTATATTAGTTGGTACAGCACATAAATCATCACTCAATTTTAAGAATAATCATTTGGCATATGTTTATAATACTATACGAACCAGCGATTTAACATTCATTAATAATTCTGATAATGGCGATGAAGATGTGTCAGAAGATACTTTCATGAATACTGTTATGAATAATAACGCTGATATAGATGATATGGCTTATGATATAGAAGATGAATTAATTGATAATATTGATGATGATATGAATTCAATGAGTGATATATATAATATGTATAATGAAACAGATGATATTGATGAAATAATTGATAGTGTTGATAATCCATTAAAATCAAACTGCATGCAACAAAATATACTTGCTCATTGTTTTGATATACTGTCAGGTAAAATTAAGAAGATATGTTTTGAAAAAATATTTGCTGAATTTTTCTTTGATTTAATTAACTCTCAAATATCAGAAAAAGTAATTGTTAAACACACACAGATATTGATTGAGATTATGGATTTAGTTGTTATTGACCCAGATATTGTTAATGACCCAGAAAAAAATATAGAAGTTTATAAATTATTTAGGTCATGGATAAAAGAAAAAATAAATACTAAAATGAAAAAATATAATATTAATCCAGACAATACCAATTATAATGATACAAAAAAACAACAAATTTTAGATTTAATCAAAAGAGAAAAAGCAATATTGGAATATCTTAAAAATAATAAAGACCAAACATTAATTAAATTATTAGAGTTCAAGGATAATTGTGTTAATTTTAGAAACCAGTAGGTGACAACACTAATGTCAGTATCTATAAAAGATGATATATATATTAATGAGATTATGGCATTATTAGCTACAGATTATAATAATAACCTACATTATTATGATAAAGCTAAAGAAGAAGTGTATCAAAAATATAATCTTATATCTAGATTAAATTCGTTCAATACAAATAATAATGATATTAATTATGATGATTATAGAAAAACAACTCATATCGATATAAAAAATAAGATGCTTAGTTTGGAATATTCAAACTTACCTGATGCTTTGCTGGCTTACAATTATGAATTCATGACAGTAAGAAGAATATTTCCTTATTCATTAAATACTTTCGTTGAGTTAAATAAAACAAAAGATTTAGGTAAAGCTAAAACCGAAGATGAAAAAAATGAAGCACTCAGAGTTATACAATGGGTTAAAGATAGAATATTAACTACTAATTTTTCGTTAGGTAATATTTCTGTTGATAAGGAAAATGGTATTTTTAAATATAATACTAATCAAAGAGATGCTAATTATGGGCCTACTCTACAATATATTACATGTAAACTTCCTACTGATCGATCAATAAATATTCCAATGACAAATCAAAATGGGCCCATTAAAAATATAGCTAAAAATTATGATACTTTATTTTCTTATTTTATGACCTTTGGCTTTACTGAATTTTATGCTAGATGTACTTGTTTTGATTATGTGAGAAAGTATGCTAAACGTGATGGTATATCTAATTATTTCTGTCCTCATATTTTGTATGCTATGGCTCAATTACCTTATTATTTAATATACACATTAAAGTAAGGGTGTTATATAAATGAAACATATTTTAATTGCTGAAAAAATGAATTACTTAATAAACTACGCTAAAAATCAGTTTAACGATAGCAAGGGTTTACATTTAAATAGTGCTGATTGGAAAAGTTTTATAACATTAGGAACACCTTTATATTATTCATTTCTTATTAATGGTATAATTAAGTATAATACTAAATCAAGCATATCTGGTAAAAGATATGAGCAAATAATAAAATTATCAGATTATAAAAAAATGGAAGCACCGTTATTGTTATTATTTTTATTGGAAACAGATGAGCAAACTATAATAGATTATATATCTTTATTTTTAACTGTTAGTGAAGCTAAATTATATTGTCCTTGTGATGCATTTTTGTACTGGGGTTCTCATTATAATTTAACAGAATTAGATTCAATTTATGGTCCACCTGAAATCAGATTTCCTAAAATACGAGACCCTAAAAATAATAATATAGTTTGTAAACATCTATGGATAGTATTAAGTAATTATCCAAAACAAATACACGATTTTGCTAAAAATATGATACCTTATTATAAAAGATATTTTGGTATAACTAGTCCAACAGGAATAGAAAGAACTAAAAAACAATTAGGAATAAAAGGGCTTAAACAAGTTGTAATGCAAGGCACCAAAGACTTAAATAAATTAGGTAATAAAGAACTTTTAGACATATACAATAAATTAACAGAAGGTAAATTGAATGAAATATATAATAAAGAACAAAATGAGAAGTTAAAATTAGAAGAAGACAAAAGAAATGAGCAATTAGAAAAAGAAAGACTAGAACAAGAAAAAATAGAACAGCAGGAAAAATTAAAACAAGAAGAAATGAAAAAACAAGAAGAATTAGAGAGAACTAAATTAGAAAAAGAAGAACAACAAGAAAAAGAAAGATTAGAACAGGAAAGATTAGAAGCAGAAAAAAAAGATTATGATAGTGTAATGAATAAGACTATATATAATGATAAAAGTAATGTTATTACTGAAATTAAACCATCAGATTTAGAAAAAATAAATATTTAATATATATGGAGGTTTACAATATGTGGATTAAAAAAGAATATGATTATAATGATTTAAAAGAAAATAGTTGGAGTGGAGCAGTAAATACTTTAAGAAGAATAGAAGAAGCAAATAAAGAAGAAGAATTAATGAATTTTTTAGAGGATATATTTTATGAGAATATTCCATCTGATACAGAAGTAAATGATTTGTTGTGGTTTGAGCCAGAAATGATATATGAATCTTTAGGTATTTCTGATGAAGATGAAGACGTATCACCTGAAGATTTAGATAAATTTGCCAGATAAAATAATTCAAAAAGGATAAATAAAAAGGATAAGGATATTATTTGAAAAAAAGCATAGTAGAAATTCTGAAAGATGACGAAAGGTTAACTGAATATATTCAATCTTTAGAGGAAGATATTAATAAAACTGAAGATGCAGATGCAACATTAGATTTGATTTTAAATAATATATTACATAACTGTGATAACTTTTCGGACAGACGGGCATTAAAATCAACTTTAATTGAATCAGTGACAGACCTCATTAAGCTTAAAACAGAATTACCAATGAAAAGAGTTCAAAGCAAGAAACAGATTTTAGATATAATGACTAAAAAAGAAGAACTAGAAATTAAAAAAACACAGGCAAATGCATCAGCGGCTATAGCAGGGTCAGCAGTAGATATGTTAACCTATTTATATACAACTTTAGATAATTTACATATTCACCCGATTGCTATTGAGGAATCTGTATTAGATGCAGAATGTGTTAATATTATAGATACATTATCAATTGATGAAGAAATTACAGAAGAAAAAATAGAAGAAGTTAAAAATGAAAATGATGAGAATAATTTAATTGGTATTGATGCTATGATAGAAGAAGCTATTGATGAAAGTAAAATTGATATATTAGATATACAAGCACAATTAGACAGCTAAAAGGTGTGAGAGACAATAAATGGCTAAAAAGAAAGAACCAACCCCAATATTAGGTAAGATTGGTGATAAGCTACAAAAATACATAGACCAATATTCTAGAATGTATAATCAAAATAAGATATATGACGAAAATGCTAAAACATTTGACCCTACTAAAGTCATATCTAAAGAAGATTTAGAACAAATATTGCAATCCAATAGTGGTGGAGGATTTCAAGGACAAACAATGTTCGAAAAATTCTTTGATTTATCTATTGGCAGAGGTGCAAGATATTCTGAATATGAGCAAATATTTTACAGAATACCTGAAGTTGCACAAGCATTGCAGATATATGTTGATAGTATATTAGCACCTAATGTTGGCAGCAGAGATAATCAAATAATTTATGATACATACGAAGATACACAGACATCTAAACAAGCAAAGAAATTATTACAGGTAATATTAGACAAAACTAATTTCTTTAATTTATTACCACAGATAATACATACACAATTAATGTATGGTGATTGTTATGTTGAATTAGAACCTACATCATCTGGTGTTAGATATATCATCCACAATCCAAATAATTGCTCTTTAGTATATGATTCAAAAACTGATATAGAATTAGGATTAATGATTGAAACTAATCAATCTGAATCTAAAATTGTAGATATGTTATCTGAGGCTTTCCCTCAATTAGTTATTGAACCACCCAATCAATTAATATCTATAGTAAGTGATAAAAGATATCTGTCAAATAAAGCAAATAAATTTCAAATAGCATCGATGGAAAAACAGATGACAGAATTATTAAAGGATGTTCTTAAAGACAGAGGAACTAAATTTAAATATCTTGCACCTCATCGTTATGTAAAATTCCCAATATATCTTAATAATTTATATTACCCTTATGGAACAAGTACTTTAGACCCTGTACGTGGTGTTGCAAAACAACTATTACTTATTGAATCTGCATTAGCTGTATATAGAGCAACAAGAACTCCTCTTAGAAGTTTGTGGACATTAGAAGTAGCTGGAATACCTGCAAATGAAATACCTGGAATAATGAGAGGTGTAATGCAGAGAGTACGTAGACAGAGAATTTTTGATAGAGAAGGATCAGATTCTACTCCTACTATTAACACTATACCAGATTTTCTAGGTTTTGAAGATGATGTTTGGGTTACATCAATTGACGGAGTTAAACATTTAACCTATGAAAATTTAGCTACACCTGATATTACTCCATACACAAATGATGC